GTCACACCGTCGATATACCCGGACGGCACAGACCGGTGGGTACCGCGGGAGGGCGTGGGACATGGCGGAACTCGTCGCCGAATGGGCGGCGTGGCAACAGTGGCGCGGCCTCGCCGCGCGCACCATCAACGTGCGCGGCCAGGTCGTCACCCGGTTCGCTGGCCACGTCTCGCCCCGAACCGTGTTCGACGCCGACGAAGGCGACATCCTCCGGTTCCTCGCCGGCAACATCACCCCGTCGACCCGCGCCCACTACCTGTCGCACCTGTCGTGCTTCTACCAGTGGGCCATCGACCGCGGCTACACCGACCGGAACCCGACCGCCACCATCCAACGCCCCAAGGTCCCCAAAGGCCTGCCACGGCCGATCGCCCACGACGCCGCCGTACGGGCCGTCGACTGCGCCGGGCCGAGGATGCGGGCGTGGCTGCTCCTCGCGTTACTCGCCGGGCTGCGCTGCGTCGAGATCGCCCGCCTCGCCCCCGGCGACGTCCTCGACGACCAGCTGCGCCTCGCCGGCAAAGGCGGCAAGGTCCGGTACGTGCCGCTCCACGAGCTCGTCCAAGACGCCCTCACCGCCGCGCCGCCGCCGTACGGCCTGTCACCGGGCCGGATCTCAGCGAAGATCGGCGACTACCTCGAAGGGCTCGGCCTCGACGACACCGCCCACGCGTTCCGGCACGCGTTCGCGACGAAGGTGTACGAGCTGTCCGGGTTCGATCTGCTGTTGACCTCGGATCTGCTCGGCCACGAGTCGGTGTCCACCACCCAGGTGTACACGCGGGTCGTGAACCAGGCAGCCCGCGACGCTGTCGGCCGGCTCACTCTGTGACCGGACGCGAAGAAGCTCCGCCCCCGGTGGCTGGAACACCGGGGGCGGAGCTTCTTCTGGTGGCACCGGGCAGGTGGATACCCGGGCGACCTACGAGGCGTACACGTACGGGATCTGCCCGAGGTTCGCGGACAGGGTGAGCGACGAACTCCGGGGCGGGCTCACCTGGTGATGACCACCACGAGCCCGCCGCCGCCGTTGCCGCCTGCGCCGCTGTTGTGACCGTTGAGGGACGCGCCACCCCCGCCGCCACCGGACCCGTAGCCGCCACCGTTGCCGCCCGCACCGGCATTGGCCGTGATAGACGATGCCCCGCCGCCGCCGCCGGTGCCGCCGAGGGCTTCGCCGGTGCCGAGGGTGGGTGCATTGCCGTTGCCGCCAGCGCCGCCCGACGTTCCTGCCGTGCCTCCGGCCAATCCCCGGAAGTTCTGAACACCTCCGTTGCCTCCGGCGTTGGCGGCGTCTGCCGACGTGATCCCACCCCCGGCACCACCGCTGCCCGCATAAGAGAACACGGTCCCACCCGAGCCATTCGTGGTTCCGGCACCAATATTCCCAGCGCCTCCGGTGGTGCTAGCCGCACCACCCGACGCGCCCGGAATGAGGGATACCTGACCCACTCCACCGGACCCAGCGGTGGCGGACCCACCCGAGCCCCCCGCGCCACCCTGAGCGATAGCAAGTCGCGATGTGCCGAACTGAGATAAGCCGCCCGATGAACCGGCCGAACCATTGGAATCATCGACGGTCTGCCCGCTCGGTGCCGGGCCGCCCGTCCCCACCGTGACGCCCTCGGTCGTGCCACACGTCGAAATGGCAAGCGTATGCCGAGTAAATGACCCGCTTGCTCCCCCACCACCGCCGCAGCGGACCGTCCCGGCCGCACCGCGGCGACCCGACCCCCCGCCACCGCCCCCACCGAGTAGGAACACCTCGACGGTCGAGTAGTCGGCACACCCCGTCGGCGCTGTCGGTTTCGTCCACGTCCCCGACGCCGTGAACGTCTGGATATTGACGGGCGGGGCCGGCGTCGACGCACGCGGCACGTTCGTCCCGTTCGCCGACGCGAGGGTCGCCGCATCCGCCGTGTCGATGTAGGTCTTGACGGCGAGCTCGGTCGGGACCCGGGTGTTAAGCGGCGACGCGCCGTGCAACGTGGTGTCGGTGGTGAACTGGCGCAACGAATCCTGCAGCGTCCCGTCGGCGGCGAGCGTCGGGATGTTGCCGGACGCCGCCGGCACCGCCGGCCGCAGATAGCCGATCTGCGTGATCGTCACGTCGTCGATGTCGGGGGTGATGCACGGCGACAGCCCCGTGTTCGACGCGGTCGCCAGCCACATCGACCCCCCGTACGTGTCGCCGTAGAGGACAGCGATCGCGGAGCCCTGCTTGACCGGGAACTCGCGGGACCAGAACAGGTCGCGCAGCAGCGACCCGTCGGACTGGACGATGCGGGGCCCGTTCTCCGCGGAGTTCGACTGGCCGGCGAGCAGCACCCGCTTGCCGACCCCGGTCGTGTACCCGTCGACAACGGTCGACGTCCCGAACGCGGTCAGCGACTGGTTCGTGGTGCACACCACGTGGCACGCGCGGGCGATCGGCCAGTTGATCGGCAGGCCGCCGACGACCGGCCCCGAGTTCGACGTGTTCTCCGCGGACGTGCGGGTGGTGCCCATCAGATCATCCCCCTCTGCGTGGCGGTGAACGTCAGTGCGTCGAACGCGGCGAGCATCGCCTGGAACGCCTTGCGGTGCCCCTCGTTGTTGAGGTGGAGGGTGTCGACGAAGTTCGACGCCGCCGACCCGACGGCGGTGTACGCGTCGACGACGACGACGAGGCCGGAGGTGAACTCGGCGACGACCTCGGCGATCATCGTGTTGCACTCCTGCACGATCGCCGACGACCCGTTCGGCGTGTACCCGGTGTCCCCGGCTCGGGGAGCGACGTTGAACACGAGAAGGGGCCGGGGGACTTCGATCAGGCGGCCACACACCTCCATGCCGCCCGTCCCGGACGTCGCCACGATCGTGTGCGACGCCCCGTCGTTCGGGACCTGGACCCGGGCGACGGCGACGCCGCCGGTGCCGACCGACGCCGGGTTCACGTCTCGGGTGTCGATCGTCGAGTACGGCTGCCCGTCGAGCGTGATCGAGATGCTCGACGCGTACACCGACCCGCCCGTGTAGTTCACCAGGAAGATCGGGGCGACGGTCAGGCCGGCTTCCGCGGCGCCGGTCGTGATCGTGTACGTCTCGCCGGCGTTCGGGGTGCGGCGCCGGGACGAGCCGGGGCCGAGCTCGAGGGCGGTCACGTACGCCGCCGATGCCCAGCCGGGTCCGGTGAACGCCTGCCCCGTCGACGTCTCGTCGTGCTGCCACCACGCGGCCGCCGACTCCCACGAGCACCAGGCCCGCAGTGCGTGCCGCAACGCCGCCTTCAGCTGCGCCCAGTCGCCGGCCGTCGCCCACGACTGGATGTCGTTGATCAGCGACCACAGCGACGCACCACCCGGTCGTGCTTCGTACACCTGCGCGCCGTACGCCTGCACCGGCGGCTCGTCCATCTGCATCGCGTTCGCGACGCCACCGGAGCGGGCGCCGATCGACAGCAGCTTCGAGCCGGACACGTGCTGGTTGCGGGCGGCGGCGATACCGAGCTGGTCGGTGAATCGCCGGTGGAACAGGTACGAGTTCGACGACGCGCCGAGCTGTCCGAACGAATGCCCCCACGACGACCAGCGCGACAGCCGGTTCGTGACCGACCTGCGTTCGAGCCCGTCGATCTTGCCCTGGGTGGTCAGCGACGCCTGCACCGTGCCGGTGTTGTCGACGGCCGGAACCCCCGCGGCTTCGAGCGTCGTCCACGCGTAGTCGCCGCGCAGGTACTTCGCCGACGACGGGGTCCCGGTCAGGGTCGTGGCGTTCGGCAGCGACGTCGACGACTGCGTGAGGACGAACCGGCCGCTCGACGGGGCGGCGCCACCGGGGGTGAGCGACGCCGGCGCCGAGGTGAGGCAGCTGTACATCGTCTGCGAGGACGGCGACGTGGCGGGCGAGATGTACCGGGCCGGGGTGAGCTTGCGGCTCCCCGGGTAGCGGCACACGACCCGGTAGACGACGTTCGCCGGCAGCAGGTTCGCCGGCGGCTCGAGCGCGACGGCGACGTACCCGGCGCCGTCGGAGATCGCGTGGATCACGTCACCCCACGCCTTGCCCGTCGCCGCGTAGTAGGCCGGCGCCGCGGTCTCCTCGTCGTCGGCGCACGCCTGGATCCAGTAGTCGATGCCCTTGACGCCCTTGCCGTTGATCTCGGTCGTCTCGGTGACGGTGACGGTGGCCATGCGGTCCCCCTCGGCTGGTCGGGCGGGTCAGGACAGGCGGGCCCGGGTCGGGTCGCCGACCTGGGGGAGCACGCCGAGCGAGAACCCGAACGTGGCGAACGCCAGGACGGCGCCGCCCTGGGCGTAGGCGGCGGACACGATCGACTCGAACGCCATGCCGGCGGCGGCCCACGCCCCGAAGTACGCGGCGAGGAACGCGGCGGCGCAGTTCCCGGCGGTGTCGATCCACCACTGCTTCGACGTGATGGCGGTGATCAGCTTGCGGCCCATCGAGGGCTCCTTTCTGGCGTGTGGAACGCCCGTTTCGCCCGGTTGTGGCGGGCGGTCATCTCGTTCGGGGTCTCCGGTCGGGCGAGGTCGCCGCCGGCGCAGTGCTCGCGGCGGGTCAGCGAGTGCATCCAGTGGCCGTGTCGGCCGTCGCAGCCCTCGATCGGTTGGCTGCAGTTCCCGCAGCGCACCGACTCGGACGCGTACTTCACGGCCCTGTGACCCGCCTCACGATCGGGTCGATGGCGAGGTGCCAGCTGAGGCCAGCGAGAACCCCGACGACGACGGGGGCGAGGACCTGGTGGTCGAGGCAGTCCGCCACCGCGGCGGAGATCGTGGGCCGGCGGGTACGGGCGGCCCACACGTCGGCGCCGACGACCGTCGCGACGATCCCGGCGACGCCGGCGGCGGCCGGCAAGTACCGGCACCGGGCGACCGGGCGCGGTGGGCGCAGCGGGCGGGGCCCGGTCACTGCCGGACCTCCGGGTTGCCTGCGGCGAGAGCGCCGAGGGCGTCATCGATGCGGCCGTGGAGCTCCCGGGTGGTGTCCTTCACGTCGACCCGGAGGCCCTGCACCGTCGCGTCGAGCTGGTCGAGGCGACGGTCGTTCGCTTCCTGGCGGGCGACCCGCTCGGCGAGGTCCGCTGAGCGCAGCGACTCCTCGTTGCCCATGTGGGTCACCAGGTCGACGCGCAGGTCACGGACCTCCTCGAGCACCTTGCGGACGGCGTGGCCGAGCCAGCCGAACGCCGCGGTGAGAAGGCACCCGACGACCACCAGGGTCATCGGGTGGGTGAGCACGTCTCCGTCAGCGCCGAACATCCCGCCGCCCCCGCTCAGCCCGCGAGCCGCTTCGCGAGCTCGTCGGCGACCTGGCGGGCCAAGTCCGGGCCGAGGTCGGCGAGCACGGCGTCGGCGACCTCGGCGGCGTTCACGGCGCCGCTCCCGGTGCGGCCGAACTGCTGGAGGACCTCGAGGGCGTACGTGGCCGGAAGTACCTTGCTGCGCTGGTCCTGGACGAGGCCGAGGTTGCGGGCGGTCTGGCCGAGGCTGGCGTCGGTCTGGATGGTGGTGGTGACGCCGTCGGTGACGAGCACCTTGCCGGGGTCACCGTCGACCGTCACCTGGGCGGGCTGGCGGGCTACCCGCTGCTCGTTCAGAGCGCGGCCCACGATGCGCACCAGGTCGTCCTCGCTGTACGGCATGTCGTCCTCCACGGTCGGGGTGAGGTTGCGGCGGGCCGCGGCCAGCACGGCGCCGATGTCGATGGGGCCCGGGTCCCAGTGCCGGTCGGGCTGCTCCGGGGAGTGCTGGTGGCCGAACACGCCGGCGAACCCGGGGAACCGGGCGGGGTCCATGCCGACCCACCGGTCCCCGAAGGCGAGCTCAGTGGTCAGGTCGAGGGGGATGCCGGCGCGGACGAGGGCGGCCAGCCAGCGGCCGAGCGCCTCGCACCACGCCGCGCCGGGGGCGGACCAGGCGTGAGCGTTGCGGGCGAACTCGCAGGCCTCGATCTGGATGACGTGCGCCCGGTTCGTGTCGACCCCTCCCGGCGGGTTCTGCAGGGTGTAGGCGCCGACGTTGAGGGGGAGCAGCTGGACGATCCGGTCGGGGGTGATCCCGAGGAAGTGCGGGAGCCCGGACCCGGGGTTGGCGCGCCACGCCCCGATGAGCGACGGCGCCGGGCCGGTCTCGGTGGTGTGCAGGCACACCTTCCAGGCGGTGCCCGGCGTGTAGTCGAGGCCGGCGTTGATGGGCTGGTGTTCGTAGCCAGGAAGCCACACGTCCACGGGCCGTCTCCTCTCAGTCGATCAGCGACCGGTCGAACGTGTCGATGAGCGAGCGCGGCGCGGCGGCGATGTCGAGCCTGGTCGGGCCCGACTCGGGCACCACCCAGTCCGTGATGTCGGTGATGTCGCCGTCGGAGTCGTACTCGCCGTCGACCAGGTACACGCCCATCGGGCCGGCTTCGATCGGCCACTGCGTCCCGTAGCAGCGGACCTTGTCCGGGTAGAGGGTCTGGCCCTGGAACTGCACCACGTTGGCGGAGTCGATGACATCGGACGCCGGGTCGTAGACGTACACCCAATCGCCGGGGGTGATCAGCTGTGGGATGCAGTACTCGTTCACCGAGCAGGTGATCGTCTGGCGGATCCCCGCGTACCTCACCGCGGCGGCGTCGAGCTGGGCGTCGACCTCGCCGGTGTTCGCCGACTGGATCGTCAGCGGCGGTGAGATCAGCGTGGTGATCCCGGCCGGGGTCAGGTACTCGCCGACGGTGTAGTAGTCGAAGATCGACGCGTATCGGATCGTCCGGTAGGCGCCCGTGTTGTCCTGGCCGAGGGCGCCGGTGCGGTAGTCGTCGATGTCCTCCCGGACGTTCCAGCGGGCCACCTCGAGCGCCGTGACGTTGATGTCGCGGCCCCGCATCCCAGGGGCGATCAGCACCGTCGGGGTCGACTGGAACAGCGCCGTGGAGATGCCCCAGTCCACGGTGCCGTCGGGGTTGACCTTGTACTCGTTGCCGGTGCGCGCCGCGCACGTGTCCAACACCGGCTTGAGGGGCGGCAGGTAGCTGTTCGGGTCCAGGCCGGTCACCGTCGTCGCGGTGGCGCTGTAGCCGGTCCCGTACGCCAGCCCGTTGCTGTAGCCGAAACTGAAGAACGACTGCATGATCTGCGTGAACGTGGCCGGTGACGCCGGGATCGCCCCATGGCCCGCGGCGGCGAACCCGTGGCCCTTGCCGGTCTGGACGAACCACAGCAGGCCCTTGCCGGCGAGCTTGACCCGTTCCTGCTCCCTCGAGGTCAGCACCCCGGCGTACACAGAGAGCCCAGCGAGGCTCGCCGGGGTGCGGTCCATGTAGTCGAGGATCCGGGACTTCGTGAGCAGCAGCGCCGACCCGAGCTTGACCCGGTCCCGGATCTCCATCGGGGTCTCCGGGTTCAGGTTCAGGGACCAGTCCCCGACCTTCATCAGGTAGTCGGTGACCGGCATCAGGGCTGCACCACCCGCTGCGTCTCCCCGACCGCGGTCGCCCACTGCTGTTCCTGGTCGGTCGCCCGGTACGGCGCGGCGGAGCCGGACCCGCCGACCTCGATGCCGAGCGCGCACGACGTCGCCGCCCCGACGGCCGTCAACGAGTACCTGCCATCGACACCGGCGCCGGTCGAGTAGTTCACGGCGTCGAACGTCGACAGCCACACCCGGTTGCCGTCGGCGTCGTTGTCGGTCTCGCGGACCGACACGTTCGACACCGACACGTACGACGCCCCGGTGGTGCACGCCGGCAGCCGCCACCCGTAGTTCGACGTCACGATCGTGTTCACGTAGGCCTCGACGTGGCGGGCCCCACGGCGCAGGTACAGGTCGATCGTGGTCCGGTAGTTCGCCGACGCCGTCGCCGACCTGGCGCCGAGCACAAGGCGCACCGCCACGCACTCCGGGCTGTTGCGCAGCAGCCGGATGGACCGCACGTTGCTGTACGGGTAGTCGGCCCAGCCCGCCGAGTCGGAGCCGAACCGGAACCCCCGCCACGTCGACCACGTGGTGCCGGCCGTGTTCAGCACCCGCATCTCGATCATGTCGCGGCCGGTGTTCGCCGGGGTCCGGACCTCCAGTACGCCGTTGCCGACCTTCCAGTTCGACAGGTCCGGCACGAACTCCATGCCCATCACCTGATACAGGCTCGACCCGGTGTAGAACGTCGCCGCACCGTCGTACCACGCTGCCGCCGTCGGCACGGTGTGGGCGGTCAGGTCCTTCAGCGACCCGTCGATGTAGAACCCCAAGGTCTTCGACGATTCGAGTTTCACCGAGTACGCGTAGTCGGGGGTGGTTGAGCCGAGGTCGTACGACGTCCACGCCCCGGGGATCGCGTGCCACGGCTGGGTGCCGAGCCCGCCCGGTTTCCCGGTGCGGTTCGCCCCGTACATGATGTGGTCGACGAGCGGCGTCCGGTACGACGCCACGCTCTCCAACGTCGCCTTCCACGGCAGCAGCCCCGAGGTCAGGGTGAACATGTCGGTGGCGACGTTCACGTCCCGCACCCGGTAGAACCCGGTGCGGTTCGTGTCGTCGGACCACACGACGGGCACCACCGGCTCCCACCGGTTGTTGACCAGGCCGAGGAGTTGGTCCCGGAGGTGCTGCGCCTGGGCGACCGACGAGGCGAACACGACGCCGCCGGTGGTCACCTGCGAGCCGCGCTCGTCCCACTGCTCGACCTCGTCGACGGTCAGGTCCAGCCCGAACCGCCCGATCTGGATGTTGCTCACAGCAGACCCCGATCCCGGTTCACGAGGTGCGGCGCCACGCCCTCGGCGAGGATTCGGCCGCCTTCGTCGGTCAGCACCAGCCGCACCGCGCCGCCGCCTCCGAACGTGTCGACGTACCCGCCGGTCCCCGACGTCTCCACCACCCGCTCCCGGCGGACTCCGTCGTCCACCATGTACGGGGTGTTCGGCAGCATCGTGCCGCCCATGGCCCGGCCGGGGACGTTCTGGCGGGCGTAGCCCTCGACCCGGCCGAGGGTCGCCGCGGCGTTGCCGTAGGCCGTGGCCAGCGTCGTCGCACCGGCCGCCTGGAAGAACGCGGCGGCCTGCTCGAGTTGGGCTCGGCGGCCCGACAGCAGGTTGAGCTGACCGTTGAACGCCTGCAGGTTGGCGACGCCCTCGGCCAGGCCGGGCTGGTGGAACGCCGTCGTGACATCGGCCGGCGTGGCCCGCAGCTTCCCGAGCCACGCGTCGAACACGGCGGTGTTGCCGCCCATCTGGCCCCACCAGTTCCGCAGCCCGCCGATCTGGGCGTTCACCTGGCCGGTCACCCAGTCGATGTCCGCCCCGGACTGGATCTGCTGGGCGCCCCACTCGCGCCACGCGTCGACGGAGCCCTGCAGGTTCCGGATGTTCTCGCGACCCTTGTCGTTGAGCTCGTCGAGCGACAGGCCGTTCTCCTGCACCCCGGTCGTGAACTCGAGGTTGGCGTCGCGGGCCGACAGCTGAACGTCGACGAGCGAGGACGCCTCATCGAAGTAGTCCTTCATGGCCTGGCGGGCCTTGTCGAACTGCTTGCTCTGCTCTTCCAGGGCGTCGCTCTGGGTCTCGGCCAGGCCGGCGCCGTCGTCCATGGCGCGCCCGGCCTTCTCGTTGGCCGAGACCATCTTCAACGCCTCGTCGTACGAGATGCCGTACGCGGAGGCGAGGCCCTGGGCCATGCCCTTGGTGACGGCCATGTTGGTGGCCAGCTTCGACATGGACTCGGCGTTGTCGTCCTGGGCCATCTTCACGTCGAGGTTCCACACCTCGTACCAGGAGACGTCCCCGGCGTCCTTCTTGTAGCCCTCGAACGCCACCTGGGCGCGGTTGTAGCCCTCGGCCAGCTGGTCGTACGACAACGCCCCGGCTCGCAGGTTGTCGTCGTACAGCTTCACCGTGTCGCGGGTGCCCTGCGTGAGCTCGTCCTGGCGGGCCTTCCACATGGCCACGCCGGCGGCCACCGCCGCAACGGCGGCACCGACGCCGGCGATCTGGGACCCGTATCCCTTCACCGCGGTGCTGGCCGCGGTGAAGTTGTCCTTCATCTTGATGGTCCACCCGACCATCGTCGAGATCACACCAACGGCGCCGAGGCCGACGACGGCCACAGACGCGATGGTGCCGACGGTGCCCCCGCTGGCCTCGTCGAGCGAGTTGAACACGTCGACGCCGGTCGACGCTGCGCCGATCACCTTCTGCATCACCGGCAGGAAGCCCTCGCCGAGCTTGGCCTTGGCGTTCTCGAACTCGGCGGCGAGGCGCCGCTGGCTGTTGGCCTGGCCGTCCTGGGTGCGGGTGAAGTCGCCCTGGATGGTGGTGGTCTGCGCCAGGATCTCCGCGTAGGCGGCCTGCATCTTGATGGCCGGCGGCAACGTCCCCGACGTGGTCGACACCAGGCCCATCTCGAGCGCCCGGTTCTTCAGGGTCGCCTCGTCGAGCATGACGCCGTACCGGCGGATCGGTTCAGACTCGCCGCGCAGCGCCGCGCCGAGGGCCTCGATCGCTTCCTCGGGGGTGGTGTTCTTGAACGACGCCATGTCGGAGGCGAGCTTCGACATGGTCACCGACATGTCCGCCGCCTCGCCCTTCGACTTGCCGGCGTTGGTGAAGAACAGGCCGAAGGTGTTCGCCGCGGCGTGGGCCTGGCGCTCGGACTGGCCGATGGCCTCGGCGCCCTTGGCGAAGTCGTCGATCGCCGACGCGGCGGGACCGAAGATCTGCGCCGACTGCGACACTTCCTCGTTGAGGTCCGAAGCGGCGTCTCCGGCCTTCCACAGCGCCGCGCCGAGCATCCCAGCGACGGCCATGCCGCCGGTACCGAACTGCACCATCTTCGTGCCGGCCCGCTCCAGCTTGTTCTCCATGCGGCCGAGCTGGCGTTCCGCGGTGTCGCCGATCTTGTCGAGCTCATGCAGAGCGGCGGCGCCGTTCAGGTCGACGATCAGAGCGAGACGTTCGGTGATGGCCATGCGGCAGTGCCTCCCCTCTGCAGCTGGCTGGCGTGCAGCAGGTCCAGGTCGTGGACCCGCTGGGCGCGGACCCGGTCAGGGGGCCACCCGAACGGCGGCAGCCCGAACGTCACGAGGTACCCGTCGAGTCCTCCGGGCGGTCCAAAGGGGCGTCGACCTCGTCGTGGAGGCTGATGGCGTCGAGGACCTCAGTGACGGTGAGGTGCGCCAGGCGGTCGTCGGCAGCGTGGGCTTCGAGCCCGCCCCGGGTCTGCAACAGCACCTTGAGCAGTGCCCGGCAGTCGCGGGCCGACCTGGTCGGGTTGATGGCCTGCCAGTTGGTGCCCGACTCGGCCTCGATCTTGTAGGCCTCGTCGAGGGTCAGGTCTTCCTCGCCGACGTGGACGTCGCCGAGATCGATCCTCCAGTGGATCGTCACCTGCCCGGTCTTCACGCGGGCGGCGACGGCGTCGGCGATCTTCGCGATGCCGCCGTCGTGGTCACCGCTGGTGATCCCGTCGATGATCCACTGCAGGTCGGTCTTGCTGTCGTCGTGGCGGGCCTTGGCCCGCGTGGTGTTCGCCATGATCAGAGTCCCCCTGTGGACGATCAGTTGTGGTGGGTCAGCGGCCGAGGCCGCCGTAGTAGAGCGAGCGGCGCAGCGCCCGGGACGTGATCCGCGGGGTGGCCTTGAACGCCCGCAACTTCGCCGGCGTCCAGAAGTCCTTGCCGCCGGTGCCAGGGTGCTTCGCGTACCGGCGGGGCCCTTGGGGCGTGGACACGGCACGGCGCCCGAAGTTCACGGACCCAGACGCGGAGCTGCCGGTGAGCAGGCCGATGAGCTGCTCGGCGGCAACGATCCGGGACGCCTTGATCCGCGCCCTCGACTTCCCGGATCGTGAGCGCCGCCCGAAGTCGCCCTGCCGGAACGTGACCTTCGGGGCGATGATGTGCGGGCGGGACGGGTTGTTGACCAGGTGCACCGGGCCGCGGAACCGCACGATCGACGTCGGGTCCGTCTCGCCCTTGATGTCGAACCCGACGCCCCAGGCCGCGCCCCGCTTGCCGACGCCGCTCATGCGCTGGCCCGGGCGGAGCCCGGCGTTCGCCGCCTCCTCGAGGAAGATGCGCTTCGTCTCCATCGACGAGTCGAACACGCCCTTGCGGAGCTCCTTCGGCAGCACCGTGGCGGCCGTGTGGATCTTCTTCGCGAGCTCGCCGGCGGAGCGGGAGGTCACGGCGTGGTGTCGGCGGAGACGTAGGCGAGGCTGATCGGCGAGTCGGTGCCGTTGTACAGGCCCCGGCCGGACACCTTCGCGATGATGATGCCCTCGCCGGACACCGCCGGGCGGACCGCGTCGACCCGGGCCGCGGGGATCGTGGCGGTGAGCGACGGGTAGGTGGAGGCGCCGATCAACGTCGGGGCGGTCCACGCCGCGGTCAGCGCCGCCTTCGTGGACGACGCCACCGTCGAGGCGAAGAAGTTGTAGAGCGTCAGGGTGGTGAACTCGATGTCGAACTCCCACGTGATCTGGCGCACCTTCGCCTCGACCGGCTCCTTCTTCAGCGTGGAGCTCCGGACCTTGCGGCGGTCGACGTCGAGGCCGTTGTCGCACGCGATCCGGATGTTGTCGACCTCGTACGACGCCGAGTTGAAGGTGACCGCTCCACCGACCCACGAGAACAGCTCCGCGGCCGACGAGTACGACGCCGACGCCAGGGCGGTGGCCGTCTTCTCGTCCTCGAAGTCCATCTCGAGGGTGGCCTCGAGGAGGCCCTCGACGCTGTTGGCGAGCTCCCACTTCGAGACCTTGCCGCCCTCCCAGGTGAACGCCCGGTCGGTGGCGGTGGTCGCGTCGTGGCGGTTCACCTGGAACGTGAAGTAGTCGCCGAGCAGCGACCCGACGGACCCGGTGTGGGTGTACGCGGAGTCGGTCGGACCGCTCGTGCCGACGGTGCCGAGCATGTGCTTCAGCCAGAAGCCGAAGCCCTTGGTCAGCGGGTTGAGCTTCACGGGGCCGCGGGCGCCCGCCATGTACGGGACGAACCGGTCGGAACGCTGCACGCGCTGCCCCGACCGGAGGCCCGCGTACTCGACGCGCTTGTAGTCGGCCTCGATGTTCTCCGACAGGTACTCGAAGAAGCGGTCGACCGTGACGGCGGTGCCGTACGTGCTCTCGTCCTTCGCTCCGCACTGGGTTTCGAGCGGCATTGACGCCTCCGGGGACGCGAGAGAGCCGCCCTCTCGGGGCGGCTCTCGGGATGGATCAGGGGATCGGTGGGTGGGCTACTCGCCGGTGGGCGCCGGCTGCTTCGTGGGCTTCGCCTTCGCGGAGCGCCACGCGTCGGGCTGGGCGAGAAGCCCGCGGCCGGGGCTGTCGTCGCCCTCCGGTGCGGTGCCCGCCAGCTCGTCGGGCACCTCGACGGGGACGCCGCGCTTCGCGCTGCTCCACACGCCGGGGGCGATCTCGAACTCGACCTCGTCGAACGGGCCGACGTACTCGACCTGGACCATGGCTACTCCTCAGGTGAGACGGGCGAGGAACGACACCTCGGCCCGGATGGTGGAAGCGACCCCGGTCTCGTCGATCTCCGGCGAGGGCCCGTCGTAGTCCCGGAGGATCCCGTGGATCAGTCCCGGCAGTCCGTTGCCGTCGAGCGAGAGGGTCGGGTTGTCGGCGAGCAGGTCTTCGAGGGCGGCGAACATCTCGAGCACGTCGGCGTCGGACTGCTCGGTGGAGGCGTCGCCCTGGGCGGCGGCGCGCAGCCACACGTCCTGCACCCACTCGTCGCGGCGCACCTTGCGGCCGGACTTGAGGCCGTTGATGGAGGCGGCCCCGCGGGAGTCGCCGAGGAACACTGACCGGCCCTCGATGCCCTCCCGCGGCGGGCTGTGGCGGAGCTGGACGTCAGCGAGCGCCGGGTCGTTGCCGAGGAGGAGCACGAGGCGGGCCTTGGCTTCGGCTCGGATCGACGTCGTGGCGGTCATCAGGCGAACCCGTAGCCGGTGTGCCGGTACCGGTTAAGGACGGCGTCGACGCTGACCATCCCGGTGGGACGGCCCGCCCCGAAGTCGGCGGTCGAGTAGCGCACGGTGAGCCCGTCGAACGTCTCAGAGAGGCGGTCGTTCGGCGTTTCGGCGGTGCGCAGCAGCAGCTCTCGGCGGATCCAGCGCAGCGCCTCGCGGCGCAGGTCTGGGGGCGGCGTGTCGGTGTAGGCGTGCTCGTAGGCGATCGCGCAGTTCCGGGCGCCGTTGGTGTTGTCGGGCCGGGGAAACGAGTCGTTCCGCCAGGTGATCGATCCGCGGTCGTGGAGGTCGAACTCGGTGGTGGTCTCGCTGGTCCCGTTGACTGTCACCGAGATGAGCGACCGCGGGTAGAGCCTGGACAGGATCAGCTTGGTGGTGCCGTCGCCGTCGAGGCGGTCGCGCTGGTAGCGGCGAACGAACCCGATCCCGCAGTAGGTCTCGGCCAGCTCGGCGAACTCGTCGCGCACGGCGAGCAGGAGCGCCGTCGGGTACTTGGTGGCGTCGGACAGGTTCGGCTCGGCCCGGATCTCGGGGATGGTGACCAGTTGCCCGCCGACGACCTCGACCTCGTCGGTGTACACCTGCTGCTGGCCGGACACGGTCCCGGTCCAGGTGATGGTGAGCCGGTCGAGCTGGGAGGTGTGGGTGGTGGTGATCGCGGCGGTGTAGACGCCGGGGTCCGACTGGTTGGTGACGACGGCGGCGGTGAGCGACGTGCCGTCCTCGCGGGCGACCGCGCACGTCGGCAGCGAGGTGCAGTCCGCCGGCGACTCGCCGTCGGTGTCGACGAACGTCGGCGACGTGATCGTCACCGCGCTGGTCTTGGCGACGCGGCGGCGCATCAGCCGGTCAGCTCCGCCGGCGGCGGGCGGGCTTCTTGGGCGCCTCGGTGGCGGCCTCGGCCTCGTCGGCGGTGTCGGGCGCCTCGGGGGCCGGGGCGGGCGCCTCGTCGGCCTGGTCGGTGGCGGGGCGGGCGTCGCCGGAGGTGCCGACCACGAGCTCGGCGGGCCACGGGGTCGCCGTGGCCGTGTCCTGGAACGCCGACGACGCGGCCTCGAGCTGCCCGGCGATGTCCTCGGACACGGCGAGCTCGTCGCCGGCGGCGACGAAGAGCTCGACGCGCTGCGCCTGCTTCGAGTTGTTCCGCAGCCGGCGCAGGGGATCGGCCAGCCCGCCGGTCGGGGTCGGGTTCAGTGGCATGGTCACCCTCCCGGGTGGACGGCCCACCGGTCGGGGAGCTCGTAGGGGGAGCCCTCGTCCTGGTGGTGGGGGAAGTACGGGCGGTGCCCGGCGATGTCGAAGAACTCGCCGGCTTCGTGGAGCTCGGCGAGGAGGAGGTGGTCGAAGATCCAGCGGGCGGCGTCGGCCCCGAGGGGTGACGGGTCGGGGATCTCGAACATGTGCTGGGTGCACCGCTCCCGGGCCGGGTTGAGGCTGTCCGGGGTCGTGGCGAACACGCACAGGAACCGCCGCTCGGGGCCGCCGAGCTTGAACGTCCACCCGGGCTTGTACCGGATGGTGGGGATGAGCGCCGCCACGTCTCCTTGCGGGGCCGGGGCGGCGCTCATCGTCACGTCAGGTCGAAGATGAGGAACTTGAAGTTCTTCGCGGCGCCGGTGACGTTGCCGCCCTCGGAACCGAACACGACGCGGATGGTGTCGGTGCCGGTGACGTAGGCGCACTGCAGCCGGCAGTTGGTGGGCAGCGCCTCGGTCGGGCGGGCGATCACGGCGTCGCCGACCGCGGCAGCGAACGTGAGCGACGACACATCGACGTCGACCGTGGCGATGTCGGGGTCGGTGATCGACGGCACGGTGACTGCGATGGTGCCGCTGTCGATGATGGCCTTGATGGCGGCACCCTCGGTCTCGGCGCCGATGTACAGCGCCCCGTTCTGGTGCAGGTCGCCGTCGTAGTCGGTGAAGAAGCGGCCTGCGGCCTCGTCGTCACCGGTGACGCTTGCGGGCATGGTGTCCCCTTTCGATGGGGTGGACGGGTGGGGAGCCCGGGCCCGGAGCTGCGCGCCCCGGGCCCGGGTGATGCTGCGGCCTCACGCCGCGCCCGGTCAGGGCGTGACGTTGTAGGCCAGGGCCGTGTTGTCGTCGGTGCTCGCCGAGGCGATCGACTGGAAGTCCTCGCGCTGGAAGGCGACCACGACCCGCTGGAACGTCTCCCGGTAGACGCTGTCGTCCACCTGCACGTCGAGGGCCATGCGGTCACCGAAGGCCCACTCGTTGCGGTTCACGCACAGCATGTAGGTCTTCGTGGTGGTGATGCCGTCGTAGACGCCCGATGCGTTGAGGTCCTCGCGGACGTACTCGGACACGATCACCGGGACGCCGTGCACCGACCCGACCATGCCGTTGAGGATGGTGGCGTTCGGCCCCATCTTGTCGACGGTGAGGAGGTTGGTGTCGGCGAGCAGGCCGTGGTAGTTCGACACGCCGATGATGAACGCCAGGTCGGCGGGGTTGACGCCCCACTTGCCCATCGCCTTGCGCACGGTGGCGAGGTTCGCCGCCGAGATCGACGTGGCGGTGGCGACGGTCTCGGCGAGGGCCCGCTTGCGGAGCCCGTCCCAGGCGGTGCGGGCATCGGTCGTGGAGGCGCCGACGTCGCTGTCCTGGTGGGTGCCGTCGGTGTCGCCGTCGAGCACGGCCTTCTCCTCGGCGATCATGAACGACCGCGCCAGCTTGTTCGACACGAACGGCAGGATCGCGAGCGCCGAGTCGGCGTCGAGGCTCTTGGAGAAGAGCACCCGGCCGCCGAAGATCTCGGCGTCGAACGTCGCGGCGACGGTGCCCGGCGTCGAGGCGGTCGGCTTGTTCTCGGTGTCGCTGGTCGGCTCGGCCACCCGGTAGGCGGTCGCGTCGGCGCCCTCGATCGGCATCTTCCACGGGTTCGTGGGGATCTGGATGCGGGTGAACAGCGCGGCGACCTTGCCGGCGGCCCGCACCTTCTCGTGGAGGTTCGCGCCGATGCCGGTCGGCACCCAGGTGCCGCCCTCACCGGAGGTGTCGACGTCCATGGCGCGGCAGACGCTCGCCCACCGGTCGGCCATGAACGGGTGCGACCGGGCGACCTGGAAGCCGTCGGCGGCGTTCGTGGCCTTGGGGTCGACCATCATGCCGAAGATCGCCATGTCGGCGACGGCCGCCTGGAACGACCGCACCGCCTCGCGCTGGCCGAGGGTGACCTCGGCGAGCCGGGGGGCGAACTCAGGGGCCTGCGTCGAGGTGCCGGCGCGGACGATCACCTGCTCGACGGGGTTGCCGACGTTCGCGGCGGAACGGGTCGCGATGCCCTGGTCGCTGATCGCGATCGGGGCGACGGTCTCGGGGGACGCCCACAGGGCGGCGTCGAGGCCGAGCGAGCGGGTGGCGTGGAACGGCTCGGCCGCGCCCGGAGCGAACGACACCGAACGGATGGCGTCGCGGTACGAGCGGCGGTCGGCGTCGCCCTCGGCGACGGCGGCGGCGGCGAGCTCGGCCTCGAGGTCGCCGTGGGTGGCGCGCAGCGCGTCGAACTCGGCGCGCTCCTCGTCGGTGAGGGCCCGGTCGCCGTCCTCGCGGGCGGTGTTGAGGATGTCGTCCATGGCGGTGAGCGCACGGGCGATGTCGTCGCGGACGTCGGTCACGGACCGGACCGCGTCGGTGGTGGTGGACATGGTTCTAGTTCTCCTTGGTGGAGGTGAGCCCGAGCCGGCGGCGCGCCTGCTCGACCTCGAGGGCCAGGGTTTCGGTCGACGGGCCAGGCGCCGGGGCCACCTCGGGGGCGGCGGGCGGCGCCTGGGGGTCGCCTTCCGTACCGCCGGCGGGGGCAGCGGGGACGCCACCCGGGGCCGGCGGTTCGGTCTCGTTGCCGCCGAGGAGAGCGATGAGCTCGAGCTTCTCTTCGGCGGTCAGGTCTTCGGGGTCGACGGCGAGCAGCGCGGACGACCGCACCGCCACCATCGCCGCTCCGATGTTCGCTGGGAACGGGGCGGGGCCGTACTCGCGCAGCCCGAGCTCGGTGCGCTCCACGAGCATCAGCCCGGACTCGTGGCGGACTGGGCGCGCCGTCGCGACGATCGGCCCGCGGAACGACTGCGCCGACACCGCGCCGTCACGGATCAGTTCGAGCGCCTCGTCGGCGAGCGGCGTCTTCGAGTAGCGGGTCACGGTGAGCAGCCCGCGTGAATCGGGGCGCACGTCGATCGGCTTGCCGAGCGGCATCGAGAACCGCTCGGAGGGGGTGCCGTCGATGGTGCGGCCATGGTTGAACAGCACCTGGATGCCGGCGAGGCCGCGGCCGAGGGTCCGGTTGAACGCCGCCCGGTTGATCGTCTCGAAGTAGTGGCCGAACTGGTCGCGGACCTCGTAGGGGTCTCCGAACGTCGCCGCGTATGCTGTGACGGTGCGGCCGTCGCCGCCCCGCTCGATGTCGATGTCGATGAGCGGGAAGGCGCGTTCGATGACCGGCCGCTGCCGGGACTTGTTGGCCATGCCTGGGTCCTCCGGTGGCTACGGGCGGTCGATGCCGGCGAGCTGCCTGGCCTCAGGGATCGAGATGAGTCCCCCTCGGGCGGCGAGGTAGACCTTCTGCAGCACCTCGGCTGACGAGAGCTGCCGTGCGTCGTCGTGGCCCGTGGTGGTGTCGACCGCGTCGGGGCCGTAGGTGGTCATGTTCAGGGGCCGCTGGAGGAACTCGGAGCCCTCGATGTAGGGCAGGTTCTCCTTGCGGCGGGGCTCGGCGGGCATGAGGAACCCGCCGGCGATGCCGACGCTGTAGGCCTCGAACCGGGACTTCGTGTCGCCGCGGAGCATCCCTTCGAGCTCGAGCTCGATGAAGTTCCGGGCGGGGAGCAGGTCGGGGTCGATGTTGACCCACGCCTCGATGCGCTGCACCCACGGCCGGATGCCGTCGGTGACGGCCTCGATCGACTGGTGCTCGATGTTCGAGAACGTGGCCCGCTCGAGGTCGTACAGCTTGTGCGGGGGCAGTCGGAGGATGCGGGCGACCTCGTCGACGCCGAACTTGCGGGTCTCGAGGAGCTGGGTCTGCTGCGGGTCGAGGCCGATGGTCTTGTACTCGGCGCCCCCACCGAGGACGGCGAGCTCGTGGGCGGTGACCAGGCCCCGGTGCATCTTCTGCCACAGGGCCTGCATCCGCTCGGCTTCGGGCTCGGTGAGGATCTTCGGGACCGACAGGTACGCGCGGACGTGGTCGCCGTTGCCGAACGCTGCGCCGGCGTAGGAGTCGGCGGCGGCGACGTTGCCGAGCGGCTCGCTCAGCGTCTGGATGGGGTTGAGCCCGACGACGCCGTCGTACGACAGGCCGGGGATGTGGAGGATCTCGCGGCTGGTGAACGCGACGTCGGTGCGGCCGTCGATCTCGAAGACCTTCCGGCCGGTCGACGGCGACCGTCCTGGGCGGACCCGGTCGGGGTGGAGCTTGCGGAGGCCGACGACCTGGCCGAGCGGGTTGCGGATCTTGAACGAGTAGGCGTTGCCCTTGTGGAGCAGCGACATCATCGTGAACTCGGCCCACCCGTGCCAGGTGTCCTCGTCGTCGGGGCGGCGCAGCCATGGCGCATCGGCCCGGCGGGTGCGGGTGCCGTTGGCGTCTCGGAACGTGTGGACGGGGAGCCCGGCGACGGACTCGGAGATGTAGCGGACGCCGGAGTACCAGGCGGAGATGCCGAGGGCCCGCTTGGCCGACATGGTGACCCCGGACCGGGTGGACACGGCGTTGCCGTTGTCGCGCCCGAGCAGGTAGCCGAACTCCTCCATGGTGATCGGGTCGGAGCGCACCGCCTCGGGCTGGCGGAGCTGCGCGTTGACCCGGTCGACGAGCCCCATCAGGCGGCCTCGTCGTCGCGCTCGGCTCGGGCCTTGATGTCGGTCACGCCGACCTTCACGGCGGCGACAGCCCACGTGACGGAGACGACGACGATCCCGATGATCAGGCCGAGCAGGTAGAACGGCAGGGCGAGGATGGTGAGCAGGCCGCGGACGGCGTGCATGTCGGCGGCTGCTGCGGCGACTCGGGTCGGGTACGACGGCATCAGGAACCTCCGAGCAGCCAGACGAACCCGCCGGACGCTTCGTCTTCTTCGGGTCCGAGCTCGACCAGTTCGCTGAGCCCAACGATGGCGGCGACGAGCCCGTCGATCTTCAGGTCGAACTTCTCCTTGGCGAGGGCCGACAGGTCGGGCCTGCCCTTGGCCTTGGTGAGCACGGCGTTGAGCGCGTACTCCCGCAGCTCGGGTGAGCCGTCGTGCGTGAACGAGCCGAGGTCGACCATCTCGAGGAACCGGTCGATCGCCGGGCCCATGACGGACGGCCGGTTCGTGAGCACCTCGACGACGATCGGGTCGCCCCGGCCGTCGTTGCCGAACTCCTCGTCCCAGGTGTCGACCTCCTCGCGCCAGCCGGGCGGGTCGGCGGCGAAGCGGCGGACGTTGAACGCTTCCCGGGTGGCGGTGACCGCTTCGCGTACCTCGCGGCGTGGCACCCGGTAGTCGGCGCCGGCGCGCTCGGGGCGGCGCCAGCGGTCGATGAGGAACAGGTGGGGGGTCGGTTCGACGGTCCAGCCGATGAGGGCGGTGTCGTCGGCTCGTTCGCCGCGGTCGGATCCGTCGAAGCCGAGGACGACGGACACGGCTGACGATGGGGCCGGGGTGCGCTTGGGGTCGGCGAGCTTGTCCCACTTCTCGGGGTCGATGGCCTTGTTCTCGCCCTTCCACTTCGCGTTGTGGAAGTAGCGGGCGCCGTGGGCGGCCTGGGCTCCGGGGGCCCGGATGGTGGTGAGGATGGCCTCGAGGTCCATCCACTCGGCGGCCTCGCCGTACGCCTCGCGCAGCGAGGCGAGCTGGGCGTCGTCGTCGCTCCAGGTATCGACCTTGATGGTGCCCTGGCGGTGGTGCCAGAAGAACTCGTGGCTGCGGCGCTTGGCGTTGACGAGCTTCTCGGCTTCGTCGAAGAGGTCCTCGGCGACGCTCCCGGCGCCGGGCTCGAACATGGTCGTCGTGGCGAGCATCCACGACTGGGCCTTCTTGCGCTTCACGCTGTTGCGGCGGACCGTGTCGTGCATCGACCGCAGCTCGGGGAGGCTGTACAGGTGGACCTCGTCAGCGACGGCGAACGTCTCCTTGCCGCCGTCCTTCGATGCTGCGCCGGCGGTCGAGGGGATCACGACCCCTTCGGTGCCGGACTTGCCGACCAGGATCCGGGTGGAGCCGATGTCGAGCTTGTCGAAGCACCACTCGCCGGCGAACTTCTCGCGGGCGTGCTCGAGCATGACCATCGTGTTGCCGTAGGTGTGGCCGGTCTGGCCTTCCTCGGTGGCCAGGATCCTGATGAACGGGTAGGTGACCGGCACCCCGACCGGTTCCTTGTGGGCATCGAAGCCGTCGCAGCGGACGGGGCCGCACAGCTCGGCGGCGGCGATCGCACCGGCGAACTCGGACTTGGCTCGGCCCTTCGGGAGCGACACGCCGCCGTAGGTGACGACCCGGCGGCCGGCGCGGTCGTGGCCCTTCGGGTAGAGCCGATACAGGTCGAGGGTGATCTGCGTGAACTCGTCGTCGAAGAAGAGGGGCTCGCCCTGGATGTCGCCGGGCCCGTGGCACAGGTAGTGCTCGCACCACTCGATGACCTGCCAGCCGAGCGTCGGCCAGTCCTCGGGCGGGACCAGGCGGGTGGCGGGCATCAGCTGCCGGTGAGGCGGGACCGGCGGTCGTCGCGCTTGCGGGCCAGCTCGTCATCTGCCTTGGTCGCCTTCGGCTCCTCGGCCGGGGCCTCGGGCTGGGCCCAGCGCAGCGACTGGCGGCCGGACGGCGTGATGCCGTAGCGGTCGAGGAGCGGGGTGACCTTCGAGACGTCGACGTGGCCGGACTGGACGCCGTCGAACAGGCGGACGGTGAGCTCGAGGCCGGGGAGATCGTCGGGGGTCCAGAACCCGGCCCACCAGCTGGCGAACCAGGTGCGCCAGGCGCGCTTGCCCGCCTCGGTGAGGCCGCGCGGCGGGGCGGGCTTGCGGCCGTACTGCCAGCCGATCCCGGCCGGCGTCTTCCACGGGTGGACCCGCTTGTTGCGATCGGTGGCCAAGCCTGGCGGGCCCGGGCGGCGTCCTGCAGGCATGTGCGGAACTCCCCCTACGAACGGCCCCGATCGGTACACGCACAGCGACTTGCC